CTCGGGGACCCTTCTAGAGCCATATTGGCCCTAAGTACTGTCTCGATGCTAGTATTTAAACTGGCACCGCTGCAGCCACACCATAACTTTGATGCGGAGTAGACGATGGGGGCGTTTTCTGTTGTTGACGTGCTTGCTATTGTGCAAGTCGTAGGCTACCTTCATGTTGGTTCTAATGACATGGAGCGTAGCTTGGGGTTTGCTATGTGGCAGGCACTTCAGAACAAAAGTGTTCCCGAAATACGTCGCCTTCTCCTTCGTTATCGTTATGATGTTAGAAGTTCTCAGTGCACTTGTAAGGAGCACTAATGACTTCTGGGGTCGATCTAGGTCTAACTCCGAAGCTGAAACGGCGTCGAGAGACGTCGTATCAGCGCCTACCTTATTCTAAGCCTAGTAAGCTTAGTAAGGTAGGTAGGATGGTCAGCCGTGATAACAAGTTCATGCAGAACTTTACTTTTTCGTCCCCTTCGGGGACGACAGTAAGTTCTCGAGTGCGTTATCGCGATCTGTTCCAGGTCATTTTAGCTCAGTCGGGTGATTTTAAGAACCCAACCCCTCACGCGTATGAACGACGGAAGATCTGGTATGCCAATGGCGTCAGAACGACCGGCGGGATTACCGAGACGGGGCCTTTTGGCGAGGATTATGGATTTATCCTCGACGAAGACGGAGCTGCCACAACCGCGTCTGTCTACAATAAGGCACTCAAGAACCTCTACGATCAAGTTCGTAGTAGTGACTTGAACCTTACTGTGGACGTCGCCGAGTGGAAACAGTTAGATCGGATGCTGGATAAGATGTCTAAGCGTACGATTCCACGTCTTATAGAGTATGCGAGAAAGGCGAAAAAGAAACAGCGTCGAGGTATGACGTTAGAGGAAGCTAAAAACGCAATCGGTAACTCTTGGCTTGAGTACCGATATGGTTGGAAGCCTCTTCTTTCATCTATCTACGGCATTGTTAACTTTGAGCGCTCTATCGCATCTCATAGGAAGTTGATCGGGCGTGCGACATCTAAGAATAGGTGGCATGTTTTTAAAGCTGCGTCGGGTTTAAATCCTCCGCAGATTTATGATGTCACCCATTCGAGACGGTGCGAAATCGGAATAACGTACCGTGTCTCCCAGCCTTGGCTCTTTGATCTAACCAGGGCGGTGAGCCTCAATCCCCTCGCTATAGCTTGGGAACTTGCACCCTATTCATTCGTTGTCGATTGGTTTATCGACATCGGTGGATATATGCAAGCTATGGAACAGGCAATGTTCTTTGGACTGACTTTTGAGAAGGGCCATGTCACTTATACCGATAAGGTAGATGTGAAAGGTTCTCTTAAGGGTTCGTTCGGAACGGCGCCTGTACGCCAGATTGATGCTCCGTTCAGAACCATTTTGACAAGGCTAAATCGAAGTCGACTTTTGTCGCCACCGATGCCGCGTCTTCCTGGTTTTGAACCTCATCTTGGTTGGACGCGCCTTGCAAGCGCAGCCGCACTCTTGAATCAAATCCTTTCTCCGGATCCGAAGTTATTCCGGGGTTAGTTCGGTTCAAGTTGCTTTAACCGGGTTGGCATTTCGTCATCCGGAACTCACTAAGTGAGGCTTTAATTGCCTGCTATTAGTACGTTCACTTTGAACGACGGTCAAGCGACTCCGGTCGCCCATACTTTTACTCCCACCGGGCCGGATAAGAACGGCGTCCTGTATTTTAAGGACGTTTCTAGCGGTATTCCGATTGGGTTCCCGACGGTCAGCGTTGACCTGAAGGCTCCCAGTGCGGCATCCGCTGGACAACAATCTTTTGCGAATCGCGTTTATCGCGCGAACCTGAAGATTGCTGTTCCTATCCTTGAAAGTAACACATCTGCGTCTACCGTTAATGGGATTCCTCCCACGTACGTTAAGGCGTATGATGTGGTGTTCCGAGTTGAAGCAATTCTCCCGGAACGCAGCAGTCTTGCTTCTCGTAAGGATGCTCTCGCTTATTGCGCGAACTACCTCGCGAGTACAGCCGGCGTGGCGCTCTTCCGTGACCTCGAAGGATGGTACTAACTAGCGATGATTTGTTTTGGGTCCTGATATATTATATATCAGGGCTCTTACATTTCATCTCAGTAATTATCATCTTTTCTTAGTCCAGGAGAGTGTCATGCAGTCTGCTAACGGTTTTAGCCGTTTGAGCGAAGTTTACTTCGCTTTGTGCAAGGCTGTTGATACTCCCGTATCACTCGGCCTATGGCTCCGCTTTAAACACGGAGAACATAAGCAACTGGCGGAGTTTTCACTCCGTCCTGAGTGGTATTGCAGTGCGTGGCAATTTCATCTCGACTATATCTGTTCCGAGTACCTTTCAAAGTACATAGGTCTAGATACAGGCGTTGATAAAAGTGCCGTTGCGCTTCGTGGGTTTGCAACCTACGAAGAATCTTGCCGTAAGACCAATTCCCGTATCCGGGAAGGCCGCTTCCGTGGATGTTCTCCACGCGTTGAGAGTGTACTTCACACTACTCGCCGTAAAATAGCGAACCTTCTGATGGATTACAGGGTTGACTTATGGCTTGATCGCTGCAAGTGGGGCCCAGGTGCTACATTTTCGCTAAAGGGCGAAAATGCTACCCTGGATGATAAGATCCGAGAGGATCAAATGAGCATTACGGCAACTGCGATGCCCTACTTCCGAAAACTTATCTCCGATGATTATGCCTGGCTTTCGAGCCGTGGCATAACCGCCGAAGGGCCTTGTTGTCTCCTTGACGGGGATTTCAAGGTGGTTGAAGGTTGTAGGGTTACCACAGTGTTGAAGAACGCTAAGACCGACCGGACTATAGCAATCGAACCAACCTTGAATCAATTTCTCCAAGGTGGTATCGGGAACTATATCCGTGATCGGTTAAAGCGTTACGGTATTGATCTAAATGATCAGACCCGTAATCAATACGGGGCAGAAACTGCTCTTAAGCGACGGCTTGCTACCGTTGACTTGAAGGCTGCCTCTGATACCGTCAGTAAAGAGCTCGTATACGAGCTTCTCCCTATAGACTGGGCCATGACTATGGATGATCTCAGATCGAAGAAGTACCGCCTGCCTGACGGCAGTTGGCACAACTTCGAAAAGTTCTCAACCATGGGTAATGGCTTCACATTCGAACTTGAATCCCTAATTTTCTGGGCTTTAAGTGAAAGTGTGCGAGATTTTCTCGATCTTAAGGGGCATGTTCTGGTTTATGGTGACGACATCATAATTCACGAAGCTGCTTTGCCGTTGCTCCTCGAAGTATTTGAGTATTGTGGTTTTACGGTGAATACCGATAAAACTCACTTTAACTCACTATTTCGAGAAAGTTGCGGAAAGCATTACTTCGGAGGTTTTGATGTCACACCTATTTACCAGAAGGAGGTTCCAGATGTTCTGGAAGAGCTTTACAGAATGGCTAACCGTATCAGGCGTCTTGCTTTTAGCATGGCTCCTGGTATTGGTTGTATGGGAATTCTTAGGAACCCATGGCTTGCTGCCATACGGAACTTAAGGATTCGTCATGCCATTCCTATCGACTCTCAAGACGATGACGGGGTTGCTCTCCCGTACGATGAGCTCGAAGCTTTTGGCCTCGTGCTTAGTCGTAGGAACACTAATGGCGGTTTACTTGCTATTAAGGTTCCTGTCTTGTCCTTCAGACCAAAGCGCCGACGTTTGTCGGACAGCCGAAGTCTCCTTGCTTACTGGCTTCGTTTCACTCCTGCAGAGCCTTTTAATGACTCCGTAGCTGTGAGACGACGTGGGAAATACGCCTCTCGAAGGCGGTGGTACCACGTCAACTGCCGTAGTGCTCCTTGGGTTTAACTTAGAAGGCTCTTTAGCCTAAACTACTAAGTTAATCCAAGTTGCATGGAGGCCTATTAATTTG